CTAGGCCCTCCCCCGGCCGGGCCGGTCGGGGGCGCGACGGGTCGCGTCCCTCGGGGTGCGATCGGCCGCGCCCTCGCGGAGCGACGCGGGCAGCTCGGGGAGCTTCCAGAGCGGGACGATGGTCCGCGCCGGCCGGGGCGGGCCCGCGACCTGCCAGGGGTCGCGGTAGCCGACCAGCTCGAGGTTGTCGAGGCCGATCCACGACGCGAGCTGGTCGTTGGTCGGGTCGCCGGCCATGCCCCACGGGCGGCCGTGGGCCGCGGCGGCGGCGGCGATCGCGACGGCCTTGGCCTCGGGCCGGAGGCCGGCGTCGAGGACCAGGCGGCGCGGGATCGGGACGTCGGCGGCGCTCGCGAGCGCCGCCGGCGGCGGCCGGTCGGGGCGGACCCGGCCGCTGGGGCGGCGGCGTTCCATCAGGCACCCCCCGCCGTCGGCGTCAGTTCGAGCACGAAGTCGGAGGGGTGGAGCGGTTCATCGGCCCACTCGGGCCAGGGGTCCGGCGGGGCGTCGGGCGGCGCCGGCGCGACGCGGAGCATGCCGAGTCGAACCAGCGCCGCGGCGTGCGGGCAGGCGCGGCCGAGGGACCCCTCGGGGCAGGTGCAGGCCAGGCCGCGGAGCCCGGCCAGGTCCAGGCCCCCCTCCGACCGCTCGCCGACGCGGAGACGCTCGCCACGCGGGCCGAACAGGGAGTAGGCGCGGACCTCGCCGCGCGGCCCGCAGGTCGCCTCGGCCGCGGACCAGGGCTCGCCATAGATGGTGACCGGGACGGTCGCGAGGTCGCGGGCCGCGGCCGGGGGGACGGCGACGGAGCGGGGCCCGTAGGCGCCGCGGGCGCGGGCGGCCTCCATGCCGGGCAGGGCGATCGCGGGGAAGGACCTGCGGGCGCCGGGGCGCGGGTCGGCGACCTCGCGGCGCGGGGACTGGTCGCCGACGCCGGGGGCGTCGCGCGCGGGATCGGGGGCGAACATCGTCAGGGACTCCTGCTGGGGACCGACGGCCGCCGGGGAACTCTCGCTAGGGGACCCAGGCGAAACGGCCTCGGGACATCGACACGAAAGCGGGCCCCTCGGGCCGCTGTGGACGACCCTCGGGGCCCCGACACCCGTGGGTGTCGCTCGGACACCCGGGGTGTAGCTCGGTGCGGGGAACGCCGGCTCGCGCACCGGCCCACAGGCCCGCATGGACTTACTTATATCATGTTCTCGGCCGGCGCCAAGGGGGCGGCCCCCTCGGGTTTACTGGATGTCCTCGGCGACGTCGGCCAGGATGGCCAGGGCCAGTCGCGCCGGACCCGACCCCTGGTAGCCCCACTCGAAGCCGCATGGCGAGTGGTTGCGGAGGTCGAGGCGGGTCGCGAGCGGGCTCGGGGTCCCGTTCGCGTGTTGTCGAGCGACCAGTCGGCCGCGACGCGGGCGGCGAGGTCCTCGACCGACGGCCGGCCGGGCGGCGATGCCTGGGGCTTCATCGAGGGCGTCCCTCCGCGCGGGTCGGGATCGGGATGCGGCCCATGACGGCGCCGCGGCCTTCGGATTTCGGATTTCGGAATGCGGATTGATGATTGCGGATTTGAAGAAATTGGAATCCGAAAGAAATTCGAATCCGAATTCCGCATTCCGAAATCCGCATTTGAAGAAATCCGCCCAGCGTCCGACGTCGATGACGGCGGCGACGGCGCCGCCTCGCGTCGAAGGAGACGAGGTCGCCGTCGCGGACGTTGGAGGCGTCCCGGGTGCTGACGGAGTAAGTCACGACGTCCCCCTTTCCGATCGGCCCGGCGCGGGGAGGGCCGGCATGCGGCCGTCCCGATAGACGGCCTCGAGCTGCGGGCCGAGGGCCTCGGCCACCGTGCGGTTGTCGGGGAGGACGCAGTAGGGCAAGAGGACCTCGTCGAACGGGGACAGGCCCGAGCGATACTCCTCCAGCCGGGCCTTGACCCGGAGCACGAGCACCCGCCACCGGCGGCGGACCTCGGACTCGCGGCGGTCGCGCCGGGCGGCCAGGCCGCGCCCCGTGCCGTCGAAGCCCGCGACGCGGGCGGGCATCTCCTGCCGGAAGCGGACCCACTTCGCGTCGATCGCGAAGAGCACGGCGACGGCGGGCCGCGGCGACTCGTCGTCCTCGGTCACCGAGAAGTTCCTCCCGCCGTGCCTGGAGACGATCCCCCGCAGCTCGGCGATCGAGCGATCGACGGTCACCTTCGTCCCCCGGGCGTACAAGCCCCGGGCGTACAAGTGCATCACGACCTCCCTTCGTTCGGCGCGTCCCGGCCGGGCGAGTCGGGCCCGGCGTGGCCGCGGCGGTAGAGCTCCTCGCCGCGCGGGCCCTTGACCTGATGGCTGAACCATTCGTCGCCTCGCTTCTCGCTCTTTTTCATGACGATATGATGCCGGGGGCGGATGGGCAAGCCCTCGGCGGTCCGGGGGAAGTCGCGGGCCCGCGGCGCGAGGCCCGAGCGCTCGACCTGGCGGAGGACCTTGCCGAGCTGCCGCGCCGTGCCTCGGTAGACGAGCGTGACGTCGAGGCCGCCGGGCAGCAGGCCCGAGGCGTGGACCTCCGGCGGGATGTCCTCGGGCTCGGCCGCCGGCCGGGCCTCGGCCGGCTCGGCGAGGCCGCGCCGGACGCCGCGGGGGAGGGGGTCGGGGAGGGGGTCGCTCATAGGTCGAAGCTCCTCGGATGACGAAGGAGAATCGATGGCCCACACTTTCAGTCTAGCGGAAAGTGCATCGGGCGTCAAGCGTCTTCTCTCGGCGCGCGCAAATTTCCGCTAGACGGATTCGGGCGATGCTATACAATTGATCCCGGATGAAGCGACGGGGCGTTTCCGCTAGACTCGGGGGCCGGCATGTTCGACAGTTCCGGTGGGCCGGGGATCGTCGTGGCCAAGAAGGTGAAGGCGAGGGCGAAGAAGATGGGCCGGCCGAAGGTCCCGGACCCGCGGCGATCGATCGCCTCGTTCCGGGGCTCGACGGCCTTCGCCGAATGGTTCGAGGACCTGGTGAGGCGCGAGCGCGTCTCGGCCGCCTCGCTCATCGAGCGCGCCCTCGCGGAGTACGCCCGCAAGATCGGCCACCCCGAGCCGCCGGGGCGCTGACCCCGACGACGGGAACGGCTCCATGGGCTGGCGCCACCGCAAGACTTATCATATCGGCAAGTTCCTGAATCTGAATGCGAGCGGCCGGGGCTTCGGCTCCTCGGTCGGCTGCGGGTGCCTCGGCCGCCTCGGGCTGATCGGGCTGGGCTTGCTCGGCCTGATGGTGATCGCCGCGATCGTGGGCCCGCGCCGGCCGCCTGAGCCGCGCCCGTTGGCCTCGAGGCCGACGCCCCGGTATAGTCCCCAGGACCGGCAAAGGCTCCCGATTCGGGGGATTCGGCGCACCAATCGGTTGCGGGGCCGGGTCCCCACGTCTTACCATGTCTCCTTGCGGGGGTGACGACTCTCGCGGAGAGGCCGGTCTTTCCGACGAGCGCCGCGTTTCCGTGGGCCCCAGTGCCCCGTGCGCCCTCCGGGGGGTACGGGGCCCATCCCGCGGTTCCTTTCACTCCCCACCCGACGACCTCGGGGCCCGACGCGGATCCTTCGAAGTGACCGGCCCCACCCGATCACGCCGCGCCGAAGCCCCGTGGCCGCCGGGACACGGAGGCGATGACCGATGGTTTCGATGTCGAACGATCAAGGCCCCGTGTCCCGGTGCCCCTCCGCCGACTGCGACGCGCTGTGCGCGCTGGCCCTGCGGCTCCAGGCCCGCGGCGGCGCCGACGACCTGGCCGAGGCCCTCTTCGCCCTGGCGGCGATGGAGCGGGTCGGCGAGCTGGGCCGGCTGCTGCCGGTGCTCCGCGCCGGCGGCTGGGTCGGCCACGGCCTCGAGCTCGCCGCGGCGGCGCCGAGCCGGCTTCGCGTCCGGCGGGGCGACCACGACCGCGAGGCCGACCTCGACAAGCCGCGAGGAGGGGACGAATCTCTCCACAGATGAAATCGATCATTTAGTAATTGATTTGTTTATCTTTTTCATCTGTGTCATCTGTGGAGAGATTCGTCCCCCGCCCGGAGCAGCCGGCGGACCTGGCCGGGGCCGAGGGTGCCGCCGCCGCGGCCGAGGAAGCCCTCGGCGCCCAGCGCCGCGGCCGTCGCCGCCAGCGTCCGGCCCGCCGCGCGGAGGTCGCGGGCGCGGGCGATCAGCTCGGCGTTTTCCGCCGCGGCGATCGCCTTCGCCGCCGCGGCCCCCGCCCGCCGCCCGGCCGCGGCGGCGGCGGGCCCGAGGTTGCCCCGGCACTCGGGCCGGGCGGCGCCGAGCACGCCGCCGCGGGCCTTGTAGGCGGCCAGGGCGGCGCGGGTGCGCTCGGAGATCCGCCGCGCCTCGTCCTCGGCCACGGCGGCGAGGATGTGGATCGTCAGCTTGTTGGCGTTGGGGTTGTCGCACGCGACGAAATCCACCTCGGCTTGCATGAGTCCAGATAACACATAAACATTCCTCGCGAGTCTGTCGAGCTTGGCGATCACGAGCCGGCCGCCGGTCGCCTTCGCCAGCGCGATGGCGGACCGCAACAGGGGTCGATTCTCGAGTGTATCTTTCGTCGATGTCTCGATCTCTTCGAACGCGCGGGCGATCGGCAGGCCGACCCCGGCCGCGTACGCGAGGACGGCGGCGCGCTGCGCCTCGAGGCCGAGGCCCGACTGGCCCTGTTTCTGGGTGGAGACCCGGTAGTAGGCGACGAGCTTCGTCGCCGGCTTCTTCGGCCGCGACCGCGACGGCATGGGTGGATTGCCCCCCGGTTCGGTTATCGGTTTCGTTCACATCCTCGGGCAATTGGGCGCGACAGTCAACGGACGTCCGCTGGTGTGTGCCCCGACGCATGCGAATGCCGGACCCAGCCGCGCGCCTGTTGATCAGGGCCCTCGCAGGCGCGAGCCCGGCGCCTTTGCCGGGCTCGCGCGGCGGGAACCGGACGCCCGGGATCGTCGCATGTTCGCGCGTGGCTTCCGCTTGCGGCGGCCGGGGCCGTCCGAAACCGGCCGCCGCGGTGCGCCCGGGTGAAGGGCCCCGTTTGGGTGGTGGGCCCGCAGGCGACCCGGGACGACGCGACGATGCCCCTTGCTTGCCCCCGCGACGAGCGAGATCGCGGCGCGGCGACGCTGCCGGCCGCGCCCCGGCGCCTCACCGCGTCGCGGCGGTGGAAGCTCCGCCGCGACGCGGTCATCTACACGGCCGCCCGCACGTTTTCGCTGCGCTATCTCGCCGACGTCTTCGGCCTCTCCCGCGGCGGCGTGGCCGACATCCTGGCGCGGATGCGCCGCGAGGAAGAAAGGCGACGCCATGCCTCCTGATCCTGATCCTGATCCTGATCACGTCGAGCCCCGGACCGACCATGGCGCCGCCGGCGCCGGCTCGGCGGCCGAGCCCTTCCGCTTCCCGGACGCCGGCGGGGCCGGCGAGTTCATCCGCGGGTTCGACGACCTGTTCGACGCGCTGGAGTTTGCCCGCGGCCTCGCCCCGGGACATTACGAGGCGATCGGTCGCGACCGCTCCCTCCGCTTCCAGGTCGACGCCCTCGGCCAAGCCGAGGCCGACGTCGATGCGCCGCACGCATGAAGATCTATCGCCTCGCCACCCTCGACGGCCTGGTCTGGGAGCTGCCCGACCTGGCCCTCCCGCGCGCCCTCGTCCGCGGCTACAACGAGACGCCCCGACGCCGGGGCGGGCAGCTCATGATCGCTCGACATCGCTCCCGATTCTTCTATCGCGAGGGTTTCCACCTCGTGAGTCCCGCCCGCGAACGCGCCGAGCGCCGCGCGGCCGAGGGGCTCTCGTTCGGGCCGTGGCGACCGTGCGCGGCGAGCCCGTCGGCTGGCCGGCCCGACGGCCCGGGACGCCCGACGCCCGAGCCGGCCGGCATCGAGGAAAGGCCGATCACATGAAGATCCGTCGCATCGTCGGCTATAGCCCGTTCGGCACCGGCCTCGGCGACTACGACGCGGCCCTCTGCGCCGAGGCGCCCTCCCCCGCGCAGGAGCGGACGGAGGCCGATCTCAGGCTCGCCTACTCGGCGCTCTCGACCGTGGCCGGCGCCGCCGAGGCCGCCGCGGCCGTCGCCCGCTACACGGCGGCCGAGGTCCGGCCCGACGTCGAGGCCGGCCCGCTCCCTCGAGCGGGAGAAGAATCTATCCACAGATGACACAGATGAAATAGATCATTTAGAAATGGATTGAATGATCTATTTCATCTGTGTCATCTGTGGATAGATTCTTCTCCCCCCGAATCAGCCGCGCACCCGGGATCGGCCGGCCAGTGCCCGCGCGGTGGTCGCGAGACCCCGGTAACACCCGAAAGGGAAAGCCCTCGACGGTTAGCGACGGGGTCGCCGCGGCCGGACAACCCCGGCAGCCCCGGCGGCGGAGGTAACGGCCGCCGGCCGGGGACCTGGAATCTATGGACACGCTGCCCCGCCCGACCGCCCGCGACGGCCAAGGCCGATTCGCCCCCGGCTCCTCCGGGAACCCGAAGGGCCGGCCGAAGGCGAAGGGTCGGCGGCTGGCCGACATCCTGCGCGAGCGCCTCGACTCGGACACGTACCTCAACGGCCTGCCGATCGCCGACGGGAAGCTCCTCGGAGACCTGCTCGTCGAGGCATTGATCGGCCATGCGATCCAGGGCACCGGCAACGGCCACCTCTTCGCCCTGATCCTCGATCGCGTCGACGGCCCGGTCCCCAAGGCCGCGCCGCCCGAGGCGTTCTCGCTCGCCGACCTGGCCGCCGAGGCCGCATTGATCGCGGGATCCTACACGCCGGAAGAGCCGCCGGAGTCGTCACCTTGATCGACCGCATCGGCCTCGCCGAGCTGCTGGCCCGCTGCCGTGACGACCCGTGCCTCTTCAACGCCGCGATCCTCCGCCGGCCACCGTACTGGTGGCGACAAGTCGAGGTCTGCCGATCGGTGGCGCGGTACCGCACGACCTGCGTCGTGGCCGGCAACGCGGTCGGCAAGGACTACGTCGTCGGCGGCATCATCCCCTGGTGGCTCCTGACGCGGCCCCGGTCGCTCTGCGTCACCACGGGGCCGAGCCAGACGCTGCTCGGCACGGTGACCTGGAAGGAGCTGCGGCGGGCCGTCGACGGCGCCCCGATCCCGCTGGGCCTCGAAGTCACGCGCGCCGCCAAGGCGAGCCCGCTCCTGGCCCGGCTGGGCGAGGGCTGGCAGGCGATCGGCCTGGCGTCGAACAGCCTGGAACGGCTGTCGGGGCAACACGAGGTCGACCTGCTGGCGATCGTCGAGGAAGCCTCGGGCGTCGAGGAATACGCCTGGAGCGCCATCCGGTCGCTGAACCCGTCGAAGCTGCTCGTGATCGGCAACCCCAACGCGCCGGAGACGGACTACCACCGCCTGGCCCGCCGCGGCCTGGCGGAGCGCGCCGACGCGACGATCCCCGACCACAAACGCGCCGTCACGATCACGATCCCCGCCACCGAGTCGCCCGACATCGGCCTGGACCGGAGCCCGCGCGGCCTCGCCGACCTCGGGTTCCTCGAGGAGGCCGAGCGGACCTATGGCCGCGACTCGCTCTGGTGGCTGATCCATGTCGGCGCCAAGTTCCCCGACCAGGCGTTCGACCAGCTGATCCCGAACGCCTGGGTGGACCGCTGCATCGCGGTGGCCGAGCCCGACCGCCGCGACCGGCCGCTCACGCGCCGGATCGCCGCCGACCTGGGCGAGGGCACCGGCGCCGCGCACACCGTCATCGGCGTCGGCGACGAGCTGGGCCTGCTGGTCGTCGAGGGCTCCGACCGGCTCGACATGGCCGGCACGGCGCAGGCGATCGACCAGCTCATGCGCCGCTGCGGCGTCAAGCAAGAGCACGTCACCTACGACGCCGGCGGCCGGGGCAAGGACCTGGCCCGCTACCTCGAGCAATACCGGATCACCGAGGCGGTGCCGTACTACGGCGGCGGCAAGGGCGGCCCGACGCACGCCAACCGGCGGAGCCTCTGCGGCTGGAGGCTCCGCCAGCGCCTCGACCCGAAGCGGCCCCTCGAACGGCCGCCCGAGCCGCCGCGGCCGAAGTCGCCCTTCGACCCCGAGTCGGCGCCCGCGGCCGTCCGGCTCCAGCCGGCCTACCACGTCCCGCTCGGCCCCTACTGGGCCCGGCTGTCGGAGGAGCTGGTGTCGCTCCGCTACGGGCTCGACGGCAAGAAGATCGCCCTCGAACCCAAGGACGTGATGTCGCGCCGACTCGGCCGCTCTCCTGATTATGTGGATATGTTGATGATGCTCGTGGGGTCCGGACCTTGATCGACTTCGTCTCCGGCCTGGAAGTGGTGCCCTCGCTCGACACGATCGAGGAGGAGGTCCGCGCCGGCCTGCCGACGCATCGGCCGCGGCTCGACGCGGCGCGGGCGAACGCCGACTTCTACAAGCTCCGCAACCTCGCCTACATCGAGCGGCGCGAGGGCGAGGACGTCGCCGATTACGACCGCCGCCCCAAGCGCACGAGCAAGCTGACGAAGAAGGCCGTCGACACGCTGACCGGCTACCTCTACTCGCCGGGGCCGACCCGCGACTTCGAGGCGCCGCCGGCCGTCGCGGGCCTGTTGCGGACGGTCTACGAGCAGAATCACATCAACACGGTCATGCACAAGGCGGACGCTTATGCGACCGTCAACGACGTCGCGATGCTCCAGCTGGTCGGCACCGGCGACCCGGCCCGCCCGGCGCGGCTCTACGTCTGGGGCTCGGAGGCGTTCGTGCCGTTCTTCGGCGACGGGAACCCATTGGTACCCTGGGCCGTGTGCACGATCACGGTGATCACCCGGGGCGGCAAGAAGCGGCGGAAATACGAGGTCTGGAGCGCGAAGGAGCGCCGGGTCTACACGACGAAGCCCGTCGACTGGACCTATTCCTTCGCCACGGCCGGCGGCCTCCGCGCCGAGTACCGGCCCGACCTCTCGACGTGGGTCGACCAGGGCGGCGAGTGGTCGAAGGGCGCGAACCCCTACGGGTGCCTTCCCTTCGCCTTCGTGTTCAACCGATTGCCCGTCGACGACTTCTGGGACTCGGGCATCGGCACGGCACTCCGGCAGGCGAACGCCGAGGTCGACCGCGAGTTGTCGGACCTGGCCGAACACGTCCAGTGGTTCCTGAACCCCCGGATCAAGGCGCGGAACGTCTCGGCCAACTTCCGCATGAAGGACCGCCCCGGCGCGCCGATCCACCTGACGCCGCGGGTCGCCGAGGAGAACGGCGGCGCGCCGCCCGACCTCGAGTACATGCAGGCGACGCTCGCGGTCGAGGAGACGTGGTATAATATCGAGAAGTTTGCAAACCTGACGTTCTACGAGCTCGACGTGCCGCTCTCCGCGGTCCGCGACGACACCGACGGCCCCAGCTCGGGGCTCCAGGTCCACGCCGAGCAGGGCCCGCTCCTCCAGTACACCCGGAACCGCCAGCCGGAATTCGGCGTGTACGAGAACTGCGTGGCGCGGATGGTCGCGCGCGCCGTCGGCGGCTTCCACGGCGCCCCGGCGGTCGTCGCCGCGGCCGACGCGGTCGAGGTCGCGCTGGGATGGGTCGCGCCGGCGCCCGCCGACGCCGGCCCGGCCCGCGACGAGTCCGACGCCTTCGAGCTGGAACAGGGCCTCAGCTCGCCCGTCGAGGTCCTGGCGCGACGGCGGGGCATCAGCCGGGAAGCGGCCCGGGAGGCGGCCGAGCAGATCAAAGACGACAAGGATTTCTGGCGGACGCTTTTCGGCGTGGCGCCGACGGGGGGAGAGGATGTGCGGTCGCGGCCAGGGCGAGGGGAAGGGCGAGGGGAAGGGCTCGAAGGGGACGAGGCGCGGGGGGAAGAAGGGGCGATGACGCCCTCGGGCGCGGCGAGCGACGGCGCGGAGTCCAAATCATGAACGCGACCCGGGCCGCGACGGGCGTCCAGGGGGCCAAGGCCGCCGGCGTGAGGCCGGGCGCGGGCGGGCTCGTCTCGAAACGCTCGAAGACCGGCGACCCGGCCTGCTCGTCGGCGATGTCGGCCTGGGTCCTGGGCCGCGCCTCGGGCACCGTCGCGCCGGCCGTCTACAAGACGCTCGCCGGCTGCCGCGCCAAGGCCCGCACCGACCGGCTCGCCGCGGCGCGGCAGGCCACCGGCAAGCTCGCCCCCGGCCGGGGCACCTGGCGGCGCCAGGAGCGGGCCGCGCGGGAAAGGACGGCCCGCGCGGCCAAGGCGCCCGCGGCCGGCGATCGGTCCACGCCCTCGACGGCGCGGTTCGACCGGCCGGCGCCGGCCGCGGCGGGGCCGGCCGCGCGCCGGCCGACGGGGCCGGGCGCGAAACCGGCGAAGGTCGCGGCATCTCCACCGACGGCGACCCCGGCCGCCGCGCCGCCGCCGGCGGGGCGGTTCGCGCACTACGACGGGGAGCGGGGTTCGGCGCGGTTCGCGCACGGCGTGCTGGCCGCGGCCCATCGGGTCGGGCCGGCCGGCCGCTTCGGCGCCGACAAGGCGTTCATTTCCCACGTGCACGAGCGATTCGCCCGCTCGGGCGAGGGGGCGGGGATGGGCCTCGACGAGTTCAAGCGTCGATTGGTGGCCGCCAACCGCGGCCGGCACCTCGACCTCGCCCGCGCCGACCTGGTCGAGGCGATGCCCGCCCCGACCGTCCGCGCCAGCCACGCCGACTCCGCGACCGGGCAGGGCTTCGGCGCCGGCCGGTCGACCACCGACAGCTTCCACCTCGTCCGGCTCGCGGCGCCCGCGCCGCGGGCGAAGGCCACCAAGTACCCCTCCGGCAAGTAGGACCGACAGGGCGACCGCGATCAGGCCCCCGAAGGCCGCGAAGGCGGCCCGACCGGCGTCCGCGCGGCCGGACCCGTCCCGTCCCGTCCCGTCCCGAAAGGCAACGCCACCCGATGGGTGAGACCGCAGCAACCTTGGGCGACCGCCCCGACATCCGCGCCATCGAGCTCTCCGTCCGCCGCGGCGCGAAGATCAAGGACCTCCGCCGCCAGCTCGCCGAGCTGACCTCGCAGCGCGACGAGGCGATGGCCGCGCTCGAGGAGACGATCACGGACCGCGACGCGCTCCAGGGCCGGCTCTCCGCCGAGCCGAGCGAGCTGCAGGCCCAGCTCGACGAGGCGCGCGGCCAGCTCCGCACGATCAAGCACCGCGACCGCTTCGGCGCGCTCGCGAAGGACGGGGCCCACGGCCTCAGCCCCGACGCCGTCGACGCGGCCTGGGAGCTCTCGGGCTACCAGGCCGAGGGCGACCTCGTCGACGACAAGGCGCTCGTCGCCGCCATCCGGCGGGTCGTCGCGACGCATCCCGTCCTCAAGGCCCCCGCCGAGACGACGACGGCGGCCAGGCCGGGCGGCGACCGGGTGGGGTCGCCGACGAACGGCCTCAACCTGGGGGCCCGGCCCGCGGGGCCCGCCCCCGGCGGCCAGGACACGACGCAGGGCCATCCCGCCACCGTCGCCGACGTCGTCAATCGGCGCGCCGCCGCCCGCGGCGTCCGCACCGACGGCCGGCTCTGCTGAGCGCGGCCCGGGCCGGGCCGCGCAGTCGTCCCCAGGAAGGAACGGGAGGAGCCATTGACGCGCAACGTCCCCACACCACCGCGACCACATGCCCAACAACCTGACGAATTTCGTACCGCAACTCTGGTCGACGAACATCGTCGCGAATATCAACCAGATCAACGTCATGCTCGGCCTCTGTAACACCGATTACGAGGGCGAGATCCGCGAGGCCGGCGACACCGTCTGGGTCCGGACGTTCGGCAACGTCACGGTCCAGAGCTACCGCCGCGGCCAGGCGATCAGCTACTCCGACTTGGTCCCGAGCAAGGAGTCGCTCCAGGTCCTCGACACCGAGTATTTCGCGTTCGACGTCGACGACCTCGACAAGGCGCAGAACGACATCAACGCGCTCGACGGCTACACCGGCCGCGCCGCGGTGGCGCTGAATAACAGCGTCGAGTTCTACTTGCAGTCGTTCTACAACCTCGCCAACGCCTCCAACGTCGTCGACAACGGCGGGTCGCCGTACACGATCGACAGCACGAACGCCTACGCGGCGATCGTCGGCGCCCAGCAGGCCCTCGACAACCAGAACGTCCCGCAGATGGGCCGCTGGATGATCTTGACCCCCGCCTATCGCGCGGCGATCGCGCAGGACGCCAAGTGGTTCATCCGCGCCACCGACCTCGGCGACGAGCTGGTGTACTCGGGCCGGATCGGCGCCAAGGCGAGCGACGCGCCGGGGTTCGTGGGCAAGGCCGCGGGCTTCGACCTCTACCTGTCGACGGCCGCCCCCAAGGACGCGACGGCGCGTTACTGCCTATTCGGCCAGGACAAGCCGATCAGCTACGCGAGCCAGATCCGCGACATGGAGGCCCTGCGCCTCGAGTCGACCTTCGCGACGGCCGTCCGGGGGCTGCTCCTCCACGGCGCCACCGTCTTCGCCGAGAACGCCAAGCGCCTCGGCTACGTCCGCATCGCCCCGACTCAGTAAAGAAGTGCTGAGTGCCGAGTCGGAAAAAGTGCCGAGTCGGAACAAGTCATCAATGCACGTTCTTCACTCAGCACTCATCGCGTTCTCCCGCTCGGCGCTTTTTTATGAGGACAGACCACTCCCATGATGCCGATCCAGGTCGACAAGCGGACCATGTTCGAGGTCTTCGACGACTTCGACAAGCTCGACGACGCCGCGACGACGGGCCGCTGGCAAATCGTCAAGGGCACCGGCGGGACGCTGGCGCTGGCCAACGTCGCGAGCGGCGCCCTGAACGTGCCGACCGCCGCCCTGGCCAACGACTACCAGCTCCTCGCCACCCAGCAACCGTCGTTCAAGATCGCCGCCGAGAAGGGCCTGTTCGCCGAGGCGCGGCTGACGTGCGCCGAGGCCAACACGAACCAGGCGAACTGGTTCTTCGGCCTGATCTCGGCCCCGACCTCGGGCTTCTTGCAGGCGTCGAACGCCGGGCCCCCGTCCAGCTACGACGGCGTCGTCCTGTACAAGGCCGGCGGCCAGATGGCGCTCAAGCTCCAGACGAGCCACGGCACGACCCAGCAGACGTCCACGGTATTGACCCTGGTCTCGGGCCAGTCGTACCGCGTGGGCTTCATCATCGACCCGCCGCAGACGGGCGCCTTCGCGCGCGTCACGGCGCAGGTCTACGACGAGACCGCCGGCAAGCTCTACGACTGGGGCGCCCCCCCGAACCTGTACATGACGATCCCCACCGCCTCGCCGGTGGCGCTGTATGGCGCCTTCGGCGTGATGGCCGGTTCGGGCTCGGCCGAGACGCTCCAGGTCGACTACGTCCGGTTCCTCCAGCCGCGCTAGGCCGGCCAATCGAGGTCCTCCCCATGTCCAACGGCATCGGCGGCCTGGCCGCCGCGCAGTCGCCGCCGCCGACCCCGGTCGGCGGCGGCCTCCCGAAGTGGGCGACGACGGCGATCGGCGCCGTGCTCGGCGCCGTGCTCGGCGCGCTCGGCCCCCGCGCCGCGACGGCCCCCGCGCGGCCAGGCGACCGCCCCCGGTCGGCGCCGGCCGTCGCCGTCGAAGTCGCGACGCCCGCGGCGAGTCGTCCGGCGCCGCCCCCGGCCGCCGCGGAGGCCCCGGGTCCGCGAACCGTCGCGGACGGGCTCGGCACGTATCTCGACGCGATCGACCGCGCCGCCGCGGCGATGCCAACGCGAACCACCCCCTGAGTCGAGCCCCGAGGTCCCCCTTTGGCCATCTCCCCGAACACCGCCTGGGAGGCCGACGCCGCGGTGGGCGCCGACACCAACGGCGGCGGCTTCGTCGCCGGCGCGACCGGCGTCGACAAGACGTATGGCGCCGGCCAGCTCGTGCCCGGCCTGCGACGCACCGACCTGGCCGTGTCGCCGATCGGCACCCCCGCCGCGCCCACCGCCTCGAACGCGACCTCCGGCGGCACGGTCGCCGCGGCCACGTATTACGTCATCATCACGTATTACGGCTCCGGCGGCGAGACCCCAGCCTCGGCGCAGTCGAGCACGACGACCACGACCGGCGCCTCGACGATCACCGTCAACGCCCCGGCCGCCGCGGTCGGCGCCACCGCGTTCAAGGTCTACGTCGCAACCGCCTCGGGCGGGCCGTACTACCTCCAGGACGGGGCCACCGGGAGCACCATCGCCGGCGGCGCCTTCACGATGACGGCCACCCCCGTCGGCTCCGGCGCGAACCCGCCGCTCGCCGACACCTCGAACGTCAACGTGTCGAGCGCCGCCCTCCCCTTCGACGCCACCGACGTCGGCAACACGATCCAGGTCGCCGCGGGCACGGGCTGGACGACGGGCTCCTACCAGGTCGTCGCCGTCGACGCCGGCGGCGGCAAGGCCACCCTCGACCGCGCGCCGGTCGCGGGCGGGACGGCGAACGCCAACGCGGGCACCGGCACGCTCGGCGGGGCCCTGGCGACCTACTCGAAGGCGTCGCGGGTCGCCGCCGGGTCGAACAAGGTCTTCCTGAAGTATAACGCGGCGGCCTACACCAACTTCGCGCAGTTCGGCATCGGCTCCAACGTCACCCCCGGCGACGGCCAGTCCGCGACGGCGCCGCCGACGCGGGTGATCGGCTACTACCAGGCCCGCGGCGACATCTACCCGCTGGCCGCCGGCGGCTACAACAATCAGGCGTTCCGGCCGACCGTCCAGGCCTCGGGCGGGACCGTCTGGGTCGTCGCCGGCAACAACGGCCTCGTCGCCGAGAACCTCGTCGTCGACGGCAACAACCAGGCCGCCTCGGTCGGCGTCTACCTGGCGGCCAATTCGACGGCACGCAACTGCCTGGCCAGGAACTGCACGACCTCCGGGATCAACCTCGGCGGCAACTGCGCCGCGATCGACTGCGAGGTCACCGGCTGCCTCGTGGGGGCCACCGCCGTCCACTGCAGCACCGGCTCGATCGTGGCCAACTGCCACGTCCACGACAACGCCTGCCCCGGGATCTACGCCGGCTCGGGCAACGCGGCGATCGTCGACAACCTGGTCGTCAATAATACCGGCGCCGGCTCCGACGGCGTCCAGGTCGGCGGCAACTCCCTGGTGCTCCGCAACACGATCCGCGGCAACGGCCGCCACGGGATCTACGTCGTCTCGAGCAGCAATTTCGGCTACCACTTCCGCGACAACGTCCTGGCGCTCAACGGCGGCTACGGCCTGGTCGGCGCCCTGGCCGCGGGCATCGCCGCCTCGCCGGCGATGGACGGCAACGCCTACTACGGCAACACCTCGGGCGCCCGCCAGTACGCCGACGACACGACCGTCCAGCCGATCAACGGCGTCGCGCCCTACGCCAACCGGCTCGACGTGGCCTGCACGGCCTCGCCGTTCCTGGCCGACACCGGCACGGCCTCGACGTCGAACTTCGGCCTGAACTCGGCCGCCGGCGGCGGCGCCCTCTGCAAGGGCCTGGGCACGCCGCAGGCGTGGCCGCTGGGGACGGCGACGGCGCCGACGACCAGCGCGGCGAACCTCGGGGCGTCGCAGTCGCCGGCCTCGGGCGGCGGCATCTCCAAGGGCCGACTCCTCGGCGGCGATTGATGTAATCCGGTGCCAGGCATCCGCGGACATCGAGCAACGTGGGCGACCGGTTCAAGCCGGAGAAATCAAAGAATATGAATGACAGAAAAATCAATTCGCCGTCCTATCCCTACTACTTTTTCATGGCGTCGAATGTCGACCACACGACCGGCGTGACCGGGCTGTCGCCGACGGTGTACCTGACCAAGTCCGGCGGCAATCCCGGCCCCGCGGCCGGCGCCGTCGCCGAGGTCAACCTGCCGGCGCCCGCGGCGCCGACGACCTCGGGCGCGGCCTCGACGGGCGGCTTCCTCGCGCAATCGACGACCTATTATTACAAGATCACGGCGATCAACCCGTTCGGCGAGACGACCCCCTCCCCCGAGACGAGCTACGCAGTGCCCGCAAGCGGCACATCGACGAATCAGGTCACGCTCAACTGGACGGCCGTGGCCGGCGCGACGGGCTACAAGGTCTATCGCGGGACGACCGCCGGCGGCGAGTCGTTGCTGGCGACCCTCGGCAGCGTGACGAGCTACACGGACTCCACCACCACGGCCCCATCGGGCCCGCCCCCGGCGGCCAACACGACCGGCTTCGGCTGGTACCAACTCGCCGGCAGCGCGATCGACCGGAACACGCTCGGCACGTGTCTCGTGCACGCCACGGCCGGCGGGTGCGACCCCTTCGACGGACGGTTGTTCATCGTGCCGTGGGACCCCTTCGATGCCAACCAAGGGCTCCAGGCCCTGGCTGGCATCGCCCCCGCGGCCACCGCAGGCGGCCTGGCCACGATCGGCACCGGCGCCGGCCAATTCAACCCCGATGGCACCGGGGCGGTCCCCGTCGCCTTCGGCACGACTCTGCCGGCCAGCCCGGCGGCCGGCTCCGTCGGCGAGGCCCTCAAGTTCGCCGATACGAGGCTCGACGCGGCGGTCTCGACGCGGTCGACGTACGCCGGCGGCGCCGTGGCCAGCGTCACGGCCCCGGTGACGGTGGGCACCAACAACGACAAGGCCGGCTACGGCCTC